TATGGTTTTACCTACTGAATATAAAAATCCAGTAATGCCACCAATATGATCACCATCTTCATTGTATGCGGGAGTTGCGCCGAAGCTTCTAATAAAAGTGTTCAGCCCGTCAAACACCATGAGATGATCATTGACACTTGACGGAGCAGAACTCTTTTCTTTTTGTAACTCTTTGAATAGCTGTTGATACTTATTCTTCATCATAAACTTCATCTACGACAATAACGTCATCAATACCACCATCAACACCGGCTTGATATTTGAAGATATAAGCATCGCATATTCTTTGATATAACCTTTCTTTTGCTTCTGGATTATTAATAACCTTTTCCACAAAATCTTTGCTTTGAAATTTGAGCTCGCCATGAGTTTCACCAGTTTCGGTATCTACGTCTTCTAACGTATACCATGCCCCAGATTGCTTAACGATATCAAAATTCTTCATGATGTTTAACCAACCACCATAATTGTCAATTCCGGAATCATAATAGATTTCATAATCAACTTTGCGATGCGGAGGACCCATCCTGTTTTTTACTACTTGTACATTTGTTTTACTACCCACAACTTGTTCTACACCACTTACTTTGGCTTTGATCATTCCGGTATTTTTCAAACGCAATCTAACCGAAGCATGAAATGGAATTGCTTTACCACCTGCAGTTGTCCATTGGTCACCAAATGATACGCCCATTTTGGTACGTAATTGATTGGTAAATATGAGACAAATACGTTCGCGTGCAATCCAATTGGTAACTTTTCGCATTGCTTTGGACAAGATAATGGATTTGCTAGTTGCATAACCATCCTTATCATATTCGGCAGACATTTCAATTTTTGTAGATGCACCCATGATCGAATCCACTACAATTGTAACTAAACGATTTTTGTCTGATTTACGTACTCCGTCAACAATAGTTTCAATTGTTTCAAAAATTTCTTCAATTGTCTCTAAAGGAACATAAAGCATTGTTTTCAAATCAACGCCAATTGCCGTTAAAAACTCAGAACTTACTGCAGCTTCTGTATCAATATATACTGCCAACCCGCCTTTCTTTTGTGTTTCTGCTAATGTGTGTGCAGCTAACAACGATTTACCAGATGCTTCCAATCCGGTAATTTCAGTGATGCGCCCAACGGGAAAACCTCCATGGGCGCGATTTGAAATTGCTAAATCGAGCATCGAGCAACCAGATGATACCCACTCTGTTACATTGCTTGGAGCATCTTCATCGCCATCTAAAAAGAATGCAGTTTTGAGTGCTTGACCTTTAAATTGCTTGTTGATACTTTCTGCCAATGTTGATGCTAGAGCATCTTCTATTTCCAGTTTACTTTTACTCTTTGCCATTTTATAACCTCACTATTAGTTGTTGAATAAATCATCAAATGCAGAAGCAACATCATCAACTTTTTTAGTTGCAGCTGGTTTAGCAGCCTTTGCTGGTGCTGGAGCTTCTTGTTCATCGTCCGAATCAACATCTGAATCTGCATTTTCTGGATTCATCCATTCTGCTAATGCTTTTTCTAGTTCGTCATAAGATGGTTCTGGAAACAAATCAGTAATCGTAGGTTGATTCATGATTTTTTGTGCAATCTCTTTGTCTTCAGTTGCAGGTTGTGTATTTGGCTTAACACGAATTGCAGTCTTTGGATAAGCTCCGCCTTCTGCTGGTGTAAATTCTACATCAATATCACGACCATTCATTAAATCCGTAATGTCACCATAATCTGGATCTGAAATGATTGAAAGCAATTCTGTGTAGATTGTTTTACCAAATCCCCAAAATTTAACACCTTCAGATTCCTTACCACGAATGATTACGGGAACATAGGTACGCATTTTAGGTTCAATCTTACGACCCATCAACCAATCTTCTTTATCTCCGGTCTTTTTAAGTTTGTCTGCAAATTCTACGATTGGATCTGCATTGCCAAATGTAATTGGAGATAACATGGATTTCTTTCCGATGTCATAATGAAAATACAATTCTAAAAACGGATTTTCTTTGCGATGAACGTAAGGTACAATTCTTACTCGCGTTTTACCTGATTCAGGTTTCCACAAATTTTGTTTTTTGTCATCAGATTTGTTTAACTGATTGAGTTTTGCTTTGATAGCGTCTAAATTCAAGGCCATTGTTTAATTCCTTTTCTTTAAGTGGTTAATAAAATATAAAAATATAATTACAATATAAGTAATTAATTCGTTAATTCAAAGTTAATTGGTAAATTTGTTTTACATTTATAAATATCAGTTTAAATATAAATCTTACCTCCTACACTGCCGCCTTTATCTTCGATCATTTTACGTATATCATTTGGCGAGTATATATCATAGTTATCAGCAATTGCAGAACCTATAAATTCCATATCACCCTGAACTTTTAAATTTTTAGGAAATTTATCAAAATTTAAATTACTCATGTACAAATCTTTACCAATCGTTAAATTATCAGGTAATGATTTTATTGATCCGCCGCTGATCCATAGTCTACCCGGTATTGTTAAATTATCAGGCAATGATCGAATTGGAGTATCGGATAATGCTAAACTATCACGAATTGTTATATCATCAGGCAATGTTTCTACTAAAGTTTTTGAAAGATCTAAACTGCCTACTGTTAAATTTTTTGGTAATGTTTTTATTTCATTCCGAGATATGTGTAATTCGCCGGTTACTGTTAATCCATCGGGTAATGATGTTAATCCAGATGCATATAAATTTAAATCGCCGCGGATTGTTAGATCTTTTTCCGTTAAATTATGCACGTTAAATAAAATTTTAGCGTCTACTGGTATTTTGAATCTAGGTCTTTTAAATTCTATAAATTTAAATAAATTATACAATTTAGTTTGATCAGCTGGTGATGAATATGTGATTGCAGATAAAACTTCATGATCATTTTTATTCATGAAATTTTTTGTTTGGTATGAAAATTGATATTTTTCATCAGAACCAGGTTTAGAAAAAATAAATAGGGGGCCTTTTGAAATGTATTTATCAAAATGTTCTCTTGTTTTTCCAGTAGCAGTACACCATTCTGTTCCACTTCCCATTTCACAAGAAACGCCATATAAATCTTTGCGACCCTTTGGCAATTCATATACATCAAACCCTTCAACCGAACCCATATAAAATTCTTGGTATTTATCTGACCGAGCAACGCCTTTTTGTTGCGATGGATCTGATTTTTCTTTGTTAGCAATTTCAACTGACTTTAAAATAAATTGTTGAATATCTTGTGAGGTTTTATATTGATTTATATCTTGAAATAAATATTCTCGTTTTCGACGATCAAATATTTTAAAATATGAATTGTATTTGTATAAATCTTCAGGTTGAATTATTTTACTAGCAACCAGTTTAGTTAACCAAGTAGCATATGCAGATTTACCACCGGTTGCATCAATAATTTCAACGAATTCAGAATCGGTTATTTTGCCAGTATCAACAAATTGTGTTTTGAGTTGATCGAGTGAAACTTCAAACAATAAAGATTTTAACCGTATCATATATTATAAATATTAATTCCAAACGATTTTCTTGAAAAATACGAGGTCAATTACTCGGTATCCTGCATCATCTGTTAAGATAAAAGAATTTTGATATTTGGTCCAATCTAATCGATATGATTTGTCTAATACGCCGTTATTAACAACGCGAATAACTTCATTAAGTGCATTAACGGTATACAAGGTATTGGTTTCTTTTTTGCGATGAATGCTAATTGTATTCTGTCCCCGTTGTGTGCCCGCGTCTGCATTGTATGTGCAATATAAATTGTCTGTAGCTTCTGCATTGGCAAATACAAAGATTCTGCGTTCTGGTATGGTATAGCTTTGTTGTATGTAATCTGATACTATGTTTAAATCTGATTTATGTGCAAATGTGCAAAGTAGTTGTGTTTTCATTCTTCATCAATCCTGCGGTTTTTTTGTTACTTTAGTATTTAGTTGACTACCTAATACAAATAATTTATTTTGGTGAAAATTTGCAATTGCTGATGATAATCGATCATTGCGACATTTTAAAATGGGTGTTAATTCATCAGCAGCTTCTAAAAACAATGTTTCGTTTGATTTGATTATCATGCCCCACCAATTTACCGATGTAATTTTTTCAACAACCATTTTATCTACAATATTGCAAAATGCATGAATCATGGTATCTAAATTATCATCCAATTGATAAAATGATTGTAGTTTTTTGCTTATATTTTGTAACATTGGAATATCTGATTCGTCGCCCAATTTAATAATTCGTCGAATATCTGTTTCAGTTTTTTCTGTATCTAAAAAATCTAAAACCGAATTAATTTGTTCTCGACCTTTTGATTTGCTAATATCCTGGCCAGTTAATAGTTTTGCCATTTCTAAAAAACTATTCAATAATTGTACGCCTTCTGAAGATAATGATCCGAAATCAAAAGTAATCTTTTCATAGTTTTTCAATGAAACTGTTTGATTGCCAACTTCGATATCTGCTTCAATGCCAGATTCGCCAGCAACTGCTCCTTTAACTAAGCCACCATATGAAATTGCAAACCATAATTCTGATTCATCGCCATTTGGAATTTTAATCGTATTTTTGATTATATTATATAATGTACTATAAACTCCTCGAATGGGTACAACTCCTGTTGCTAATCGCATTTTTACTGGGCCGGTAATTAAATCAATTAATTGATCAGTTTCATCACTACTCATAACAGCATCATACATGGCAGGCAATCCGATTATTTGCTGGCCTTCTACGCTAAACTTTGTTTTAATATATTGTTCAAATGACGCAGCATCATTAAATAAATCCGATGTATTTAGTGTTTTACTAATATTAATTCCATTAATTACATACGTTTTTTCTAATTGAAAAGACAAATTAAATTTATATGCATTGTATTTAGATTTTAAATTTAATTGTTGCAAAAATTGATTAGTTGTTAGTGAAACAGATTGAATTTCATTTTGTGCAGCATCGTTAATATCAAAATCATGATCATCAAATGGTTGTTCTGAATAAATTGTAATTGAATTAGAGGTTTCAATTCGAAACACTCTATTACTATACATTGATTTAATATCAATCAATTCAGTTGCTTCCGTAATACCCTGTGCTCGATTGACAACGTGTTGCGCTTCAAGCGGCGAAAGATCCGTCATTTCTAAAATGATATCGTATAACATCTTGTAATCTCGAGATTGAGTTGGATATCCTTTTGGTAATCTGTAACTCCATTCTGTTAATATTGAATCTATAGTCATAATGAGATAGTTTTCATTTTATCATAAATATCGCCGACTTTACATTTTACCGGCAAATTTCCTTGTTCTAACATGTTCTTGATAGCAGGAAGCAAGTCTCGTGCTTCCGAATATTTCATATCAAATAGTACAGAGTCATATGTATATAACACTATGCAACTTTCGTAATCTCGTAGCAAGTCTTGTACTTGTTGCAATTTGCGTACGGATACTTCGGTTTCAATGGCCTGTAAATAGTAGTTAAACAATTTGAATGCTGTCATGTTTTGAACTGCATCTTTGCATATACTACGTTTTGTGATGGGTGTATAAATACATCCTGCACGTTTCCATTTATCCCATAATGTGTACACAAAATCATTTACTTTGCGAAAAAATGGTATTGACAAAAACTCAGAATCAATTCCTCCGTAAAGTAACCGAAACGTTATGGCTTTGCTTTCTGCACGTTGTTCTTCTGTTAATGCATCTGTATCAAAATAGAATCTACCCAAATAATCATGTATAGAAGATTCTGGCAATTCGTATCCAATAGCCGTTGCAATCAATCTAACATGATATGAATCGAAATCCATTTCAACCAACGCTCCTTGTTCAAAGCGACTACAAAATGCTGCTCTGGTACCATCTTCTTTGTTCATTGCTGCAAAATTGAAACCACCAAATGCATTACTAGGTCGACCTGTTACTGTATGATAATTGTATTGCGAATATACTCGTTCATTATGAATCAATTCTGGCATACGAAACTCATCAGTAACTGCTAGGCCCACAGATTCAATTTCTGCAAATACTTGCGGATAGGTTGCATTAA